TATAACAAAGTTAAAAGATTCCTCTGCTATAGTTTTCAAGCCGCCGATTATCACACCAAGTTCTTTAAATGCCTCGCCAGCATCACTTAGTGCCCCCCCCCATTTTGCCTAATAAAAAAGTAATTGTTACAATTAGCGGCACTAAGTGATGCTGGCGAGGCATTTAAAGAACTTGGTGTGATAATCGGCGGCTTGAAAACTATAGCAGAGGAATCTTTTAACTTTGTTATATTGCAAATGCTAAAATTTGACAGGGCATTTGCCGATGTTCTCGATAGCGGAAAGAAGAAATTAGGAGATTTTCTCAGTAAAATCCCGGGTGTAGAAGTAGATTTCGGTATCAATGACCAAGGAAGAATTGATGCTTTAAAAAAACTTGATGAAGAAATAGCAAAAAGAGAAAAGAGGTCTGTTGATTTTTTTGGCACACCGGAAGAACAGCCACAGTTCGGGCCGTTTATTGAAGATGATGATGAAGTACAGCGTCTAATAGAAAAAAATCAGAAAATAGCTGCCATAAGAGCAGCAGCTCGTGAAGAGGAAAAAGAGGCTCGTGAGGCGGCTACTCAGGAGCAGCTTGATAGGGATGCTGAGCTTAGGCAAGAAGAAGCAGACAGGGAAGGGGAGGAATTATTAGCAAAATTACAAAAAATAGAAGATGATAAAGTAAGGAACGAAGAAGCTGAAAAGGAAAAATTAAAGGCACAAAAGAAAGCTGACGCTGACTTGTTGAAAGCAAAAGAAAAAGCTGAAAAAGACCTCATAAAGATCAAAAAGAATAGAGTTGATGAAGAAAGGAAACTTGATAAAGCCATATCAGATTCAGCACTTGATACATTAAGTCAAATTGTTGGAGATAATAAAGCTGCTCAATTAGCGATATTGCTTGTTCAAAAAGCTTTGGCCCTTTCACGCCTAGCTATAGTAACAGAAGAAGCGGCCCTATTGGCTTTTGCCGCGCAACAAGTTCCAGGCGACCCGACTTCTTTCGCTCGTGGGACTACTGCCGCTGCTGTGGTTAGGGCTACTGGGGCGCTATCTGCCGGTATAATTGTCGCAACCGCAATACCAGAGGTTGCGGGCATAGCGCTTGGCGCTCAGGAAGGCGGTATAGTCTCAGGCGGTGTATTCGGACGCGACACAGAGCCGTTTTTACTTGCGCGTGATGAGATCGTATTACCATCCCGGGTCAATCCATTATCACCAAACTTTGATGAAACATTTGGCGGCGGTTTGGGTAATCAGGAAGTCACTGTTAGAATAGATTTATCAGATGAGGCCAGCCAGTTTATAACCGTTGGCCAACGTGAGGATACAACGCTGGGAGTGCAGAGGTAATGTTTTATCAGCCCTTAGGAAAATATCTTGTCAAAGGCGAGAAGTATTACAAAGATAGAATTTTACATTACTGTCCAGCGTGTGACGAACTGCATCCATATGCAGTTGATAAACCATTTTCTAACGGGCACCAATGGACTTTTAATAACAACCTGGAAAAGCCATCTTTCTATCCAAGTATGAATATGACTATTCATAGTAAACCTCCTCGCACTTGCCATTATTTTGTAACCGATGGTCAAATAATATATTGTGGAGATTGTACTCATGAATACTCAGGAAAGACTATTCCATTGCCTGAGATACCAGAAAAATATTTAAAGCTAACAGGTGATTAATGAGCTTAACAAACGGCATCAGTTTCTTTAAGAAAAACAAGGCACTATTTGAGGATGGTGCCGCCGCCAGTGCGTCTACAGGCGATAGTGAAGCAAGCCTTATACTCGGTACAAATAAGTTCTTTCAATGGTCGTCTGTTGGCTCTGATGATACTACCGTCGAAACGATTACGATTACGCTTGATGAGGCCGTACCAATTACACGCATATTTCTAGCTGATTTTAACTGGAAAGAATTTACCGTCAAATTTGATAGCGGTACAGAATTTACAACGGTTGTCGGTATCGATGGAGCATTAGGCGGCGGCATAACAGAAACCGCCTTTGCTCGTGATACGGCATATTACGAATTTGATAGCGTTACGGCAACCACTATAGAGATTACGGTTACAAAAACACAGGTGGTAGACGAGGAAAAGACTCTTGTGCTGTTCATAGCGACTGAGGAGCTTGGAACGCTCACCGGATTCCCTAAAAATAATGGCGTTAATCTGGATAGGAACGAAAAGACAGAGGAAGCTATTTCCGGACGTATGCAAGTTGAAAAAGGCTATGAATCAGCCAGAATGGATTTGGTTTTAAAAGCATATGCATCGGGTACAGTAGACGCAACAGGTCAAGCCGATATTGATTTAATGGATTCCCTGCATGATCTAAATGTACCGTTTCTCGTATGGGCTAATGGCGGTGTACCATCCAATTTCAGGTTTGAGCAAAGAGGATGGAGATTAAAAGACATTTACCAGATGCAGACAGTAAAAGGCACTAAAAACGCTTACAGCAAAAATGTTTATAAATTTGGCGTTGATCAAAGGTATAATTTTGTCGAGGTAGCGTAATGCCTGGTGTATATCCTTTCAAAAATTATCGAGTATTAATAACTCCGCTTGTGAGTGAAGGCGTTTACGGCACCACGCTGGATATTACTGAAGACATTGACATGACTGACCTGATCAAAAGCTTCAGTAGCATTAAACAAGAAATTGATAACGGTGATTATGACATAGGTATTTTCACCTTTGGTAATCTCACTATGAACGCGATCAATTACAGGAAAAAGTTTAATAATGAACATGAGGCGTTGTCTATATTTCCATTCACGAGAGACAAGGCGAAAGTAGAGATACAATATCGTGATGATGATGCAACAGAAATTATCAGGTTTAAAGGCCTGATTAATGAAGATGCAACCCGTATGGATATTGACAAGGATACTGTCAGATTTAAAGTATTATCACAGGACTCAATTTTCAGACAGGTAAATGTACCAGAGGGCGCGATTGTAGCTGGTGATTTATTCAGTGATACAATTAAGAAAATACTTAATGTGCCGGCTATTACAGATGTTCTTACCTTCAGCGCGGCCAATATTAATGTAAATCTTGATATAGCAATTGATAATGGTGATGTTTTTAGTAATACGGTCGTTAAGGATTCGCTTGATCAGTTGTTGCAGGCGTCAAATTCTATTCTGTTTATTGATGCATCAGATAATATAATAGTAAAGGAACGCTCTGAAAACGTGCCGCTATTTGCTCTATTCGGGGCCGGTGACGCGCATGGACGAGAAAACATACTATCTATCAAAAACTTTAACAACGGCGTTCATCGCGTGTTTAACTCTGTAAAAGTGGGCGATATAGAGGTAACAACTGATGAGGCATGGGTTGAGGAAAATGGATTTAGGCAGAAAACATTTGATTTTGATTTTATAACCACAGCCTCCAAACAAAAACAGATTGCAGATAGAATATCTAATCATTTCCGAGTGCCTAAAATGGAGATGGATATAGTAGTTAAAACCGAGGCTGTGAAACAAATACGGTTGCTTGATTTAGTCAGGGTTGCATATGATTATAAAGCTACCCCAGACCCTGCAGATGATAGATTGCCTATGTACGGCGTTGCTATGTATGGCGATGTTCATTATGCGAATACGTCAAACTCTTTCCGGATAACCCAAAATGTAAGCTTTAAAGTATATGGCATATCCGAAAATGCAGTTAATTTTACTACGACTTTGAAGCTCAGGCAAACAGGCACGGAATCACATGACGGTTATTTTTCCAGTGCGTTACAGTTTGACAAGACGTTCAATAGCCAGAATATACCGGTGTTTTAATCAGCTACCAGTAATATTCTAAAACTCACATCAATTTCTGTATTACCGGTTGCAATCATTCCTACAAGGCCAATATCAGTTAATGCCGGAAACTTCTGCGATGGTAATTTTAAACTATCATTATCCTGACCAGTTATACCCCCAAGCTCTAAAATAGTACGCATTGCTGTAAATGGTGCGGCAGTTTCTAAAATATTTTCTCTTTTAATAGCAATAATGCTGGCAGATTTAGTACTGTCTACGGTTGTTGAAAAAGAATGTACAAAAGCCGAAAATCCCAAAGGAACTGTATAAAATCCTATTGCTGTATTAGATCGTGCAAAATCTGTATTTCCAATAGTGGCCCAATCTGTACCACCTGCACCATTTTCAATTACTATATCAGCATCATGTGATCCAGTTGATGTGGTAGCATATGTGCCGCTTTTGGAAACGAAAGCCCTCAATAATCTTATAGCTGTAACGGTTGTCGCCGAGCTTGCAGATGCGCCTGCCGTTGCTATTGTTTCTGTAACCTCTGCGCCAGTTTCATCTAATACCACAACAGTTACTTCACGCGCACCGGAACCGGCGGCTGTATCATTTGCATTGCCGCCCGCTTTTATGCGCAATGTAGTAGCGCCTGCAACTTGTGGCGTTTGATACACGCCGCCGAGAGTAATGGGAACAAAAGACGTTCCTACAGCATCGTTTCTGCCAAATACCGAAACGATGGAATGCTTTGCTACATTACCCGCTGCGACTTCCTGATAAAATTCTTTTGAGAAACGCTCTAAAACAAAGGGGTCAGATGCTGTCCCCGCACCGCTTGCTTTTATTTCCTGAATATTCCCGCCCGCATCTATTACATTGATATTTGCCATGCTACTATAGTAATATTGATATGACTTACTTTCAAGGGATTAATCATGGGTGATAATACTCTTACCGCAATCGCTGAACCGGCAACAGTTGAAGTTGACGATGTAAATAAGTTTCGTACAGCATTAATAGGAGATTCAATACCGCGCAATACATCTACGGGCGCACCAGAGGACAATGTACATAAATTAGGTCGGGCAACATTGCGCTGGAATCAGGCGCATATAACTGATTTATTTCTTGGTAGTGATGGCGAGTTATTTGATCCTAATGCCATTGGAGCCGATACCAAGTTTGCTATCGTTGCCGGTGCCACACGAACGGACTCAGGCCAGCCCGATTTTCTTAGAGCTTCAGGCGCGGGCGCAACAGCTACCCTATTGGCAACAGCCACAGATTTTCAATATACGGCAAATAATAATTCAGTGACCTTAACCGCTGATGTGGCTATAGCGTCACTCACCACAGCACCGGCTGCAAACAATACGGCGCTTGTCGATGATACAGGCATGGCTGGCGGTGCCGAAACAAAGTTTACAGGTGAAGACATAGGCGATCCGATCACTATAGATACAGTCGGCAGTGAAATAACTGACCGCATTGGTGAGTTTATCTGTCTGAAAACACCAACGGGCGAATTTATGCTGGCCTTTGTTGAAGATGCAACGACATTGAGTAAATGCTTTAGAGGTTTTTTCTTTGATGATAATTATGATCCAGTTGTGCGCGGAGTCCTTTCAAACAACGACACACTAACAATTATGTCGTTAGGTTGGGTATTTATTGATAAGAACGGCACCACAATTGATGTATCTTACACCAGCCCCACATATAGCGGAGTCGAGCCATCCGCTGTCCTGGATGATTACTGGTTTGATCTTAAAAATAGATTGTGGAAACGTCACAACGGTACATCTTTTGTATCTGTTGACCGTACATTAATAGGGTTGCTTGTTATTGATGGCACAAATGCTGTTGCATCACGTGCGTTTGATTTTACAAAATCCTATGATGATTTCATAGATTTGAGGCCAGAAATTGATAGTGTTACAGTCGTGCGAACTGCAAAAGGATTTTCTAGGCTATCCGTATACGGTCAAAACCAAGAGCTATATGGCGGAGAATTTCTTTGGGATATAACCAGCGATCTTGAAACCGGTGTGTCAGAGGCGGCAAGCACAACCTTTTATCTCTATGTAACTGAGGAGGGCATACCTAAAATATCAGATGAAAGGCCTTTTGATCGTACATCGGAATTAAGGGGCCGCTATCATCCGTATCATTCATGGCGCTATATTGGCGAGGTTGTTAATAATTCATCAAGCGATTTTGACAAGGTTTCACAGCTATTTATACGTAATGGAGTTGTGGCAAGCGTGCGCGTTGAAGGCACACCAACCACTATAGATTTCGATAATATCTTTAGAGCCGATAAAAATTACGTAATAAAATTAACAAATATTCGCCCAACCACAGATAATGTCGATCTATTGTTGCGTCTATCAAATGACAAGGGCCAAACATATCTCAGCGGTGCCAGCGATTATGAACACAGTGAGTTTCACACATCAATTGGCGGCGCTCTTGATCCTGCCGGTGGAGCGGATACTTCAATAAATCTCACTGGTGATAGTGCGATGGGTAACGATAATACTGCCACCGATGTTGCGGCCCTCAGCGGTAATATCAACTTCTATGATCCGGTAGAGGCCAGCAATGAAGCTAGATTTGAGTGGGCTGTGTCTCTAAGAAATCCGGCATCAGAGGCTACGCATGCGGCTGGATCTGGTAAGATTCGTGATCTTACAAACGGACAGTCACCAAATAGTTTCCAATTACTTCTGTCCAGCGGCACGTTTGCACATGGTAAAATTACAATCATAGAAGAGGAAATTGACTAATGAAAAAGATGGTTGTAAACAGAGGGTCTTCACAAGGCAACCTTGTTGATATGACACCGGAAAATATAGCGCAAAGTGCAATTGATGAGGCGGCACATGAGGATAAAATAGCAGCGGCAGAGGCGGCTTTAAACGCGCCTTATAAGCCAAGTGATTTAGAAATACTGCTTGATGCTCTTGAGAAAAAATCAGGTATTACTCAAGACGATAAAGACGCATCCAGGCAAGCCTTAATTGACGCTAAAGCCTAATCAGGCTATTCTGTAATAAGACATAACAAGGTGTCATTATGACCGGATTTACAGAAGCAGACAGAGAAAAACTTACAGAGGTTCATACTGATATGAAGCATGTAAAGGCATCTGTCAAAGACCATGAGAAAAGAATCAGGTTCAATGAAAAATTTGTTTTCGGTAGCGCTGCTGTTATAGGTTCTATTTCTCTGATTTCCGGTTTAATACTTGGAATTAAAAAGATTTTTATGACTTAGGATTTGTAATTGTATGAGCTGATATATTTCTTTTTTCAGTGTTACCATTTATAACAGCGTCTATCTCTAAAAATGTAATTTCCTCTGTATATGATCTTTGTAAATATTGGCGCAATAGGTCTACTATAGCTTGACAAGATTTAGGCTTTTCTTTTTTGACCTCTTTAATAGCCATTTTACCTCATGTATTCCACGCTATCCAGCCACCGGCCCTAACAGCCCAATAAGCCATCCAGCGTCTTTTTTTCCCTACTCCGTCGTCTTTCATAAGCCGGCAAAAGAATCTATCTGCGTTTTTACGTGTCCATATTTTTGTAGATTCTACCCATGCATTAATATCATTGTCCCATTCTCTGTATGATCCTTTAGGCAAATTTCCCTCATGATCATATATAAAATCATGCCAAAATGGAGCAGTCCATTTAAAGGAACTGGGAGTAAATCCTGTTATTGCCCTTGCTATCCATGGAACGCTTGCAAGATCAAACTCAAAGCCGGCTTTTGCATTAAGTTGTTGCTTTAAGTTTTCGGCCTCCCATTCTGTAGAAAAGTCCTCTAACAGAACAAAAACACCATCTTTTGTAGGATGTGGCTCTATGTGAGGTTGTTTTAATGTCATTCTTTACCTACCTTGTGACCGCAAAACTTAAGATAGTGTCTGTATTTGGTAGGATTATCTGCATAACGGCGCTCTAGAGCATCTATAGATATAGAACAAATTTGGCGTTCTTGACGCTGTAGCCACTTGTCAGCGACTTTCTCACTACCGGCTTGCTTTATCATAGCCGCTCCTCTCAGCGCTTCTTGTGGCGTAATGCAGCCGGTAAGAATAAATGTAGTGACCAATAATATTAAAATGTTTCTCATAGGATTATATTACATCATGTCTATTTGGTTTCAAATAGATAAATGATATAGTTTATATATGAAGAAAAGATATAGAAAAAATTACCATAAAGAATATAGAGAAAAAAGAATTGCTGCTGGAGTTTGTATAATGTGTGCTATCAATCCTCCTAAAGAAACCAGCAAATCATGTGATGCTTGTACAATGAAAATGGTAAATAATAGAAAAAAATTAGCAAAAGAAAGGCTTGGGAAAGGATATTGCAGCGTCTGTCTTATAAGACAGCCTAAAGAGGGACGCAAGTTATGTATTAAATGCATTAAATTAAAAACATTAACACCAGAAAAAAAACTTAGAGCAAAATGTTTGAGGTATGGCATAGATGAGAATGATTATGTCCGTATGAATGAAAAACAGAATGGATTATGTGCCATTTGCAAACGCCCTCCGGATGGAAAATGGAAAATGCTTAATATAGATCACTGTCATAAAGCAAATATAGTCAGAGGATTGCTCTGTTGTAATTGTAATTTAGGTATAGGAAACCTTCGGGATGATATAAATATTCTATACGAAGCGATAAGATACTTAAAAAGTCAGTAAGTCCACATTGCTTCGGAAAAATTTAATTCTCTATCTCCTATTCCTAAATGAATGAAATTGCTTGCTATGCCCATTCTTTTTATCCCATGACCATGTGCGATAGATATTAACTCTATAGCATCTAAGCCAGACACCGAAATATCAGCAGCAACGCCATAATAATGCTCTCCAGGATCTTCTTTTTTTCTTTCTTCCGGATGAGTGAAATCCCTATAACCTGAATTTATGACCATAGGTTTATTGGAAGCGTTTCTTATCTCTTGTAAAACCCTGATAAACTCAGGACGCATTTTATTCTTTCCGGTATGGCTGCAATCAAATTCACATTTAGAGAAATTTTTATAATCATTCCAATTCATATTGTAATCTGTTCTACAAGAGCCGGTGTGATTATATTAAGTTTTATAAGTTCATTTTTCATTATTAAGGTTCGGTTTTTGTTACCCATCCAACAGGCCAGCCCTCAGTTTTAGATATATCATCAGATTTTGATGTAATTGATCTATCAGATTTTAAGGTGTCTACTTGGGTATCGGTAACACGTGAAGAACAAGCAAGATAGTGCGTTCCGGCTTCGTTTAATAGGCTACTGGGAGCTATGGTTTCACCTACTTCTAACGCATATGCAACCCTAAATTTATCATCATCTGTGACAAGCCATGTCATGCACGTGCTTTCAGCAAACGAAGGCATTGCCAAAAGCATCACATAGACAAAAAGCATAATGACGGATAAGTTTCTCATTAATCACAGGTCCCTATAGTTGAATTTCCATCGTAATCACGGTTATGCTCTGTTTCAAGAAAACCGCACATATTGCCCATTTCTGTATCAGTTAATATGCCTGTACCTCCCACCCAACCGTATGTCCTGTGACCGCTTGCAACAAGAAAAGCGCTATCTGCTGCTGCTATCTGAAAGGCAATATCGTTTTCTGCTGTGACTGTATCGGGTACATATGATGTAGTCCAATTTGATCCGGTTTCTGTATTTACCCAAAATTGTTCACTGCCTGCGCTTGTGCTGTCCCATGTGAGGACAATAATAGATGGTATTGCGGAAGTGGTGTCCGTTGCCGCTATTTCTGCATTAAAGACCGTACCATCATTGTCTTGTCTGAAACGTAAATTATCAGTGGCGTTTTGTATCAACCTTACCCCTTTTTGACCACCATCTGTATTGCCCCATAACGTTCCTACAGTGCTGGCTACCGGCTGCGCTATATAAGCCAGCCAGAACGGGCCGGAGCCAGTACCGGAGGTTTTATGCATGTCATCAAATATAACACCTGTGGATACGGCGGCTGTGAAGAAGTCGGTGCTATCATGTGAAAGAAAGGCTGCATCATCACCTATAGTTCCCGAAAAAGTCGGGTCGTCGGTGCTTCCTGTAGCATCAACACCACGAAACACGTCATAATCTGTTTTGCTTCCTGTGCAACTACCATCAGGAGTTACAAGATTAAGCCATTCCTGTGTTTTAACAGTGTCGGTAACGCTAAATGTTTCTACGGCAAAGGTGGCGGTTATAACAATTTCGTTAGCGGTAACACTAACTATAGCCTCATCTGCGTCATAGCTGGTAGTGCCGTCTATAGTTACAGCTTGTCCCGCTATAAAATTATGGCCTGTAATTGGTATTCCTACCTCGCCGCCACCTTTATCAACCGCCGCCGCATTATCAATCGTATCTTCAAAATAGGAATCAATATTTGTAACATCTAAATGAAAACATGTAGCGTCGGGCAGTGCCGCCGCACTAACCGCTGTTATTTCATATGAGTTGCCAACTACCCATATAGCGGCATGCGCTTGTATAGCCAGAAAGCTTACAAGAAATAGAACAGATAATGATTTTATTAATCTATTGTGCCAATTACGCATACTTTGCCACCTTCACCAGCTAATGTTGATCCTATTGCATCAATATCAAATGTCAATTCAGCATCATCGGCAATGGCGGTATCTGAGATAACTGGCGCTGTTGCTGCCGTAGTGCTGGTTTTTTCCGAGGCATCTATCGTTATCTTTGTTGATAATATAGTAGTGCCGCCATCGTTAATATCTACGGTAAATAAAGTGCCTCCTGTAGCTGCTACATTCAATGAAGCCCTGACCGCTGTAACAGTAAATGCCGCCGGTGCACGCATTGTATATTTTGCTGTGCCAGTTGTATGTAATCCGGTTTCAGTACCCAAGGGAACGCATAAAGCTGTTGTTTCTTCACCATCAAGAACAAGAGTTGATGTGGCTACGCTGCTATCTACTGCATCGCCATCAGCATTCCATTGAGCCAGATTGCCAGATGTTCCGGCAGTTCCAGTAATTAGAGTTGCATCATTACCGGATTTTGACCCCGCCGCTATATCAGCAGTTTCAACATTAGATAAACTATTTCCCGTTCCATTTGCATCAAATGTTTTATTTGTCAGGGTATCGCTGGTAGCAGCGCCGATTCCTCCCAGGTTACTGAGTGCTGTCGGAGCATCACCCGCGCCCGTACCCCCTTGAGCTACGGTTACATCTATATTATCAATCAAAAGCCCGGCCCATGTACTATCGAAGGCATTTAGCGTGTTTGTGGTTGTATTGTAAACAGTCAGACCTGCAACAGGACTGCCAATCGCGTCCCTTTCCGCAGTAGTCAATCGGGGAAACAATAAGCCGAGAGTTGTTGTTGATATATCAAGTAAAGCGGAAGCGTTGGGGGAATCCGTTCCGATACCGACATGCCCGTTTTGATCGATCGTCATTCTCGTATCTACGGACGTGGTTGTATTATCAACAGTTCTTAGCTGTAATTTTGCACCATGAGCTGTTGCGGTCCAATTCTCCGTAGCTACTGCTGTTAATCTTGCACCGGAATCTGTATCAACCGTTCCGTCATGTCCCTGAAATAGAATTAAACCTATTTTATTCCCACTTGTTATGGCATTCGGTGATGCTTCTGTATTATTCACTCTTAATAGAGCAAGGCCGGATGCTCTAGCAATACCCACCATCTTGGAACGCGATGTTGCTAAAGTATTTCCTGTAATCTGTAAAGCATGATCAGGAGTCGTAGTACCAAGACCTATTTTAAATGTTTGACCGTCAAGATCACCGCCAAGTTGAGGTGTGGTGTCTTCAGCAATATTTTCAAGGATATTTACAGGGTCTTTACAATTCGCGCCCGCCTCATCACAGTAATCAGTTGCCTCAATATTACCCAAAACACTTAAATCATTGTCTGTGCTATCATAAACAAATCCCGCATCATTAACAAAATTACCGGATGCATTAAAGAAAATACCAGTTGCAACAGATGGCGTTAATGAAAAAAAGCTAGGTACTCCGGCGGCACTAATATCAACGCCTATTCTGATTTCAGTAGTTTGTCCGTCTGCATCTGTTGATCCCCATACTGAATCAGCTTGTGCATAAGAAGAATACGTGCATAAGAAAAGCAGCATTACTGTGCATAATAGTTTTTTCATTAACTTCCACTCCATTGCATATTTGTACCATCACCCCATTGGATATTTGTTCCATCGCCCCATTCCATATTTGTACCTCCAGAGATAGCAGCAATCCCATGTACAGCATTTTGGAATATGCTTAGACCGCTACCGATACCAGCATAAGCAACGCTTGAGGTTATAATAAAAAATGTCAGTAATATAAAGCCTGTTTTTCTCATTATCTACCACATACAACGGTTGCAGTTGTGCCTACTTCACTAACCTCAGTTATTAGAGCCGGTATTAATTGACCGGCTACAACAGTAATAACTACGTTAGAATCTCCCTTAATCGTTGCTATTTCTAAATCTCCAGCTGCTTCTACAATACAACCGCGTAAAGGCGGGGTAAAGATGGTTGCAGAGGACGGGGTTATAGCTATAAGCTCCTCAAATGGCGCGTATGCATCCCGAGTCCTTGTCGCTTCTTTGGTCTGAGCGGCTATGGCTGCATGACTTGTAAAGCAAATCAAAGCGGCCACTGCTGTAATTCTAATAAAATTTCTCATAAAAAAACCCTCTCTGTTATCCATTAAGAATAAGCGGAAAGGGTTTTTAAATCAATAGCGGCTATTATTAAGATCCTAAGAATGTCCAGTAAAGTGTAACAGTACCAGTTACATCTGCTGTTGCTACTGTGTTATTCCATGTACCAGCAACGTTTAAATGTACAACGTGACTACCACCGGCCTCAAACAGTAACGGCGCACCGGCTGTCATAATAGTGCTTTTCTCTGTTGCGGGGCTTGAAATATCGGCAACCGTTTGACCTGTTACACAATCTTCCATAGCAGCAGTTGTCAGGGTGGCAATATCACCAGATGAAATCAACGAACCCATACCCATATCAACTGCGTTAGTCGCAGAATCGGCGGTAAAGGCTGTTACGTCCATGTGACAAGCTGTAAGTATATAAACACCGGCAGGAAACGTATAAAGGATTACACCAGCACCCTCAGCATCAGCGGGTATTGTCGGGGTAAGAGCGGCGGCGGTAAGCGTTAAAATCGTAACATGGTTCATACCATCTCCCAATTCAACGGCGGTAACTCCCGTTCCTGCTGTGCCTACATTCGCATCTGTCTGTAATCTTTTTGAAGCATCTAGCTGCGCGGTTTTACTGGCAACGGTATTACCGGCAACAGCGCCATCGTTTAGATTAAGCTCGGCGGCGCTTGATGTAATCGCTCCAAGCAATGTAGCATCAGCGGCAGGGATCAGGCTGTTAGTCGATCCATCCGGTATATCGTCAAGAGTGTCAGTAGTCAGATTAAACGTACTATCATTGATAGTTGTTTTGTTTGCAAAGTCTGTATGGACGTTATAGTTAGTTTCTTTCCCGTTAAGAAGATCAGTTTGCAAGTTTGCGCGGGTTTTTGCAGCTGCATGAGCCATTTGCGTTACTGACAAAGCCGATAGAACTATGACCAGTATTACCGCCAGGTGTTTAAAATACTTCATTTGATTGCCTCATAATTATGATTAAGAATTAATATATATGTACATATGCCCCTAAATCATACGGGCTTACAAGGCATTTATCAATTATATTATTTATTTGCCAACTCTAATAAAACGCTCAGCCATTACGCTGTGCCCCCTTAACTCTCTTGACCGCAGCCATAACACCCTCGTCCATGTCCTGCTTGGATAGCCAATCAAGATAGCTGGCAGGTAAGTCTTTGAATTTCTCGCCAGCGTGCTTTCCAAAGCCTATTTTTGTTAAATATGGCGGCTCATTGCTGACACGAATCATATCTTCTACTGATTTCTGTTCAAGCATAATCTTTAGTATTTCTGCCGTAACGTAACAATCTGGCAATGCTCTATGTGGCGGGTGATGTAATTCATTATCAGATATTCCCAGATAATATTTAAGCACCTGATTTGTGTGGCGCGGCGCATCCGGATACAGCCTTAACGCGCATTTCCATGTATCAATCCACCGGCTACCATCAGGATCAAAAAACTCTTTCTCGAAAGGGGCATTATGGGCTACGAATACTAAAGGCCCATCATTACCAACGGCATTTAACCATTCTTGAGATTCTTCCCATGTTATAGCGCCCGTAAAATCATTTATGTGGTGTACAGCTAGGGCCTCTATACTCATTTCTGTGGTCGGTGTAACCAGAGAAGCATATGATTCAAGCAACTTTCCACTATCATCTATATCCACATAAGCAGCCTCACAAACGCTATGCTCTTCGTCATTTTCGCTCGGTATACCAGTAGTCTCAAAATCTATTACTCGTAGTTTCATGCCGCCCTCTCTTTTGCCTTAGTTTGCAGACCTTTAACAGCGTTATCAAATTTGCTATCAACAACATCAAATATTTTCCCCACTCCCATTTTCTGACAAAATTCGTCTTCTGTTATGCCGGCGTTAATTATTTCGTCCCTTAATTTACTTACCTGAGAGCCATTAATATATCTAGGTGTTTCAGGCTCTTGCGTTGTGTCTCCGAAACCTGTTTCGCTAACATCAACCTTTGAAATACGCTTTATAGCCTTGCCGGTTTCAACTGAAATTTGCGGTGTACCATGTAGCAGCTTTTTTAACTCTCCGCTTAGATCATTAATACGGCTACTCTTTTCTTTCCAGTCAGGACGGCCCTCTGCCTTGGGAGGAAAAGTAAACACTATATCAAGCTCATAACCATATTCTGAGCCGCCTATAAGATCCCATCCATCGTTAGTTATTTGCTGCTTACCTTTATCATCTTTGACCATAGCTATCTTTTCTTTAGCCCTGAAACAAAGAATAGTATGGATTGTGGAACGCTGTAGACCGTGCATTATCAATGCCTTACGTCCTTTCTTAGCCCTTCCCCACGCGACCATATTCATTCGATCACGTTTTTTGTAATCATTTCCGCATTTCTGTTTAAGAAATTCCTCGTGTATTTCTAATACACCTCCCACACCCTCATGCTCATGAGACATAGAATCAATAATGATAAATTTAGGGTTTTGTGCAATCGCGGCTTGATATGCCTCTAAATATCTCTCAGGGGAAAACGGAGGCTGAAAATCACAGAGAATGAAATTAAAATCACCACTGTATTTTGCAGACCTCCGATTCTCCGTATCAATGACTATTATATCGCCATCGTCTACGCTCCCCTTTTCCTCCAGGACAACACCAGTAGCCAGCATTAAGGAGCTTGCAGTTTTACCTGAGTTATTCGCCCCTACCATGCCGATCATAAGCCTGTCGTCTGTAGGCTCAGCTTTTTTAAATGTAAATGTCATGTTTCAGCCTTTGTAAGAATTAATGGCTTCAAGTAGCAGAGGTTTCTCAAAGAGCGCCTATCTAACTACCCAAAGCCATTTATTTATACTCGGTTTAGTATACTAAGTCAACTAAATTAACCAGCCATTGACAAATCTTGAGCAGGCTCAGACTCCTGCTTCATTTCCTCTTCTGCGTCTGTTATCTCCCATGAACTAACAACCCATGGAGCAGGGTAGGAATGACATACGACAGGCGGGTGTCCTCTCCATTCGTCAGTATTAAGACAATTAATAAAACGTTGCCTTGCATACTCATACCGGCGCTCTATTTCTTCCCTAAAGCTCCGATCAATTACTACAACACGCATAAGATATGGGGCAAAGCTCTCTTGTACGATGTATGCAAATCCCTTAGGTTTTACGCCTGTAGCAAGCTCGTATACTTTTCTATAATGAACTTCCTGAATAAATCCACCATCGGCCCAAAGCTGATTCTTTTCCCATGAGGCTATAGAGGTTCCGGTAGTTTTATAATCAATGAGTAATCCGTCGTCGGTTATCCAGTCAAATCTAGCTCTATTCCAGAAATCTCCGTCATGACCAAATCCAGATACCTCAGCGTGTCCATTGTCAAATATATTGCTGTATTTAGGATATTCCGAAAGCTGATCATTTAACCGCTCATGCATTGCTGCTAATCCTGGCAATATACGGCTAGCCTCAGTTTCATTAAGGGGTATATTATCAGCGTCCAATATAGATTGCTTTGCCTCCTTACTCTCCTTAGTACGCCAACTGTCATATGGTGCTATCTCATAAGGATCTGCTTGACCTAATATTTTTGCATGACACAAATTACCAAGATTCATAGCATCGGTTGTTTTCTGTTTAATGTCTGGGCTAAGCCGTCTACTACCAAGCTTTACTTGCAGCTCAGTTTTATAAATTAATCCCTTAGCCATTCCCGAGGACAAAGATATAGTTTCGCAAGGGTCGTTATGATAGTCGTTTTCGTTCATATCTGGAACGAGGCAGTTTTCAGTAATAGTCATAGTTTCAGCCTTTGGTTAGTGTTTAAATGTAGAGTCGGTTTTGGCATTACAAGCATGCCTTTGTCTCTGTAAGGTGTCGAGCCTCTATTAAAATCCGGTTTAATTTTTCCGCTCTTCGTCGGCAATTTGCCGTGTCCATTCTTCATCGATTGCATATTGAATAACCTCTATTAGTGTACCATTAATTATTAAGCCCTCAGCCATTTTGACTCTTACAGGCGATTGCATCGTAATATAATCTTTCGGTTTTGGCACTGAGAAAAAAAGATATATCAACAACATAAATATAATTATAAGACCGACTATAACGATCTTTTTTATTTGCGTTAATATATCATCTATAGCGTCTATAGGGTCGTGTATTTCTCTGCCATTTATTTTCATGATTTCAGCCTTTCAAAAAAAAGGGGAGCCATAAAAGAGACTCCCCTATAGTCGGGTAGGATTAGAATAATTTTAATTGAACTGCATTCGCGTATGTCTCTAGTAACGCCTGTTCTTCTGATCTCTTTTCCTCGTCCATAGCGCGTAATTTAACTATTTTTCTTGTGGTTTTAACGTCGAAACCTGCGCTCTTTAATTCTGTGTAAATATCCTTTACGTCTTCTGTAAGGATAGCTTTCTCAGATTCTAAATTTTCGATTCTCTCTATAAAGGATAGCAAACTCTTTCCTACTACTGCCCCGTCTGTCATTTTTATCTCCTGTTAAAATTTGGTGCCGCCTGTAGGACTCGAACCCACGACCAACTGCTTAATAGCTTTTACCTTCTGCGTAACGTTTTCTTCTAGCATATCTGCCCTTACCTATATTCCTAGTTTTATAAGTTGGGGTCTGTGAATGACAATTAGGGCATAATAGGCATAAATTATCAGGCCGATTATCCCCTGAGTCCCCGCCTATGTGTTCTAGCTCCAAAGCCAACGGCTTACCCAACCACTCTTCCAAGTCGCAAGACGCGCACTTATATGAGTCCCTGTGGACGACCAGCCTTTTCAAACCCCTAGGGCTTATATTATTAGGCACAATCCCTTGTAGCCATTGCCTGTACCTGTCATTAAAAGCTAAGTCCTGCTGACATTGATTGCCACAAAACCTGCCACGACTATCGTTGTGTGGCCTAAACTTTTTCTTACAGTGTTCACATATATTCATGTACTCTACCAACTGAGCTAAAGCGGCTTAATATTTTGGCGGCGCCTGTACGTCATTACGACAACCTGTCTTTGACCGCTTAATTGGCGTTTCTTGCGGTTTAGATTCGATTGCCGGCTTATTAAGGCCGCGATCAACAAGCACAAACTCTTGCTCAAATCCAATAAACTCTAAAATATTACCTTTAGAGCTTTGCTCTCCGTTTTCATACCAGTAAGATATACATCCGTTAGGGTCGATGCGCCTAACAGTAATATAGCCCGTTTTATTATGTATTCTATTCTTAACCTTATCGCCAGTCTCAAATTCAAACTTGATTGTTTCGGATTTTTTGCTTTTTCCTTGCATGTCTAAAATCTCAAGGTCTTCAAAGTCAGCATAAAAAGTGGCTACCTTTTTGCCTTCATCATTGTATTTTGTCTCTACAACATATTGCAAGCATCCGTTAATACGCTGGACTCTGCTTGTTATTATTCCTTCAGCGCCGCTTACCTTATCCTTTACCCTTATTCCTGCTCGTAAATCAAATTCTACTTGGCTCATTTTCTTACTTTCTGTTAGTTGTTAAAATTAGAGGTGATTGTTTCTACCAGTCAACTCCGAACCATATGCCTATTCCGTGTATAACGCCCACTGGAGCAACAAAAGCCCCGGCGATTAATAATACGTATTTACCGGCAAACAAACATGTAAATATGTGCGTTATCCAAGCAGCGATACATGTCGCGACAAACACCAATATATAAAGTATTCCCTTATCTTCTCCGCTCATTTATCCACGCTCCCCAGCGCCTTAGCCCTGTCTTTTACGTCGTGCTTCAAACCGAGCTTGATAAGATATACGGTACAAATAGACGTAGATTTAAACCGAGGGTCACTACGCGCATAGGTTTTTAACTTTTCTCTAAATGCATCCAGCACATAAATAAACATTCTATTTTTCTTATAGAATACTTGACGCTCAGCCATTGTAATGTCCTCTGGTGTATTTCTTTTTCTCAATGTATTGCCCTTCGTTTTTAGTTGACTTAGTACATATAGTATACTAAAACAGTTTATGCAATAGTTAAATAAATATTTATTTTGAAAGGCTGAAAACCATGAGTAAAGGACAAAACCTAAACGATCAAGCATTAAGTAATTTTGAGGCTGGAATGACTGAGCATAAAGAGTCTTTGCCCTATCAAAGCCATAGCGAAACCTCTACAGAGGCGGCTGTGAAGAAAACCGACGCCGGAGCGGATAGGAAAATAATCTTTGCAATGATTCGAGACGCTGGATTAAACGGACTTACTAATGACGAAATTTCCAAAAGACGGGGGTATGACAGCAGCTTTTACTCTCCCCGCATTATCGAGCTTGAGCGTGGAATATATATAATAAAACTAAAGGCGACTCGCAAAACCAGAAAGGGGCGCAACGCTAATGTTTATGTAACACCTCTATTTGTAGCAAATCGCCCTACCATACCTTTCAAAAAAGTGGGGAAAATGCCAGACCCGATGATAGAGGAAGTGGACAGGAAATCTCTTAAGCGGTTTATAGAAAAAATTGACGCCTATTATAGCCTCGTTGTCAGGCAAGACGATCATGTGTACAACCTCATTAAAAGACTGGCAGGCGTGTAATGCAAACATACGAAATACAATTGTTAATAAGCTATAGCGGTAGCAATCGCGTAACTGTCGAGGTCGATGCTGAAATCGAGAAAGAGGCTTTTGATATAGCTTATCAAAAAGACTTGGAAGATTCGATAGACACAAGCCAAATAGATATTGAAATAGATGATGCAGACTTATTGTGTTCCTACGATAAACCAGAGCCGCGTTGTGACAAAACTCAGGATATGTTCGCATGAAACAAAAAACTTGCAAGATTGCCGGCTGTAATTTTCAAATGCCTCGAAACCATCATGTATGCATAACGTGTTTTAACATGCTACCCAGCGATTTACGGCAAAAAATAATGACTGAGAAATGGTGGCAATGCTGTACGGAAATACTTAAATATTTGAAGGGGTAGATTTTAAAGTGTTAAGCCATTGTAATTCCTAGTAAATATGGGGTTATATTGGTATTTTGTTAGGGGTGTTTTCTATCGTGCGAAAGTATACAGCAAATAGTATAAAACACGTATATGGCCTAAACCATTGTTTTATAAACTGTTTAATATGTTTACTTTGTACAGAATAGCCTTATAATATACACCTGTGGACACTCAAAAAAGACGAAAAGCAGTAGGTTATTATCGCACATCTAGCGCAACGGGGCTCGGTGATGATAAAGATAGCCTAAGTAGACAAGAAAGTGCCGTTAGAAAATACGCGGAACGGGCTAACCTTGAAATCGTCAAGGAGGCGTATGACGCTGCGGTAAAAGGCTCGGACTCTGTTATGGATAGAGAGGGGTTTTCTGAGATATTAGAGTATGCCCTTGCGAATAGTGTAACGATAATTCTTGTAGAAAACGCCAGCCGGTTTGCTCGTGATTTAATAGTACAGCTTACAGGACATGACTTTTTAAAGAAAAACGGGATAACCCTTATTCCTGTAGATGCTCCTGATAATTTTACAGACGAAACACCTACGGCCATACTTATAAGGCAAATTTTAGGGGCTGTAGCAGAGTTTGAAAAAAGAAACTTGGTCGATAAAATGAAGAAAGGCCGAATCAGGAAAAAGAAAAATACAGGCCGTTGCGAGGGTAGAAAACCAGCCCCCCCTGAAGCTATAGAGCTTGCCAAGCAATTAAAAGAACAGGGTTTGTCGCTGAGAAATATAAGCGCCGGATTACAAGAGGCTGGATTTTGCGTTATGTTAGGCGGCCTTGATACTGGAAAGCCATATGCTGCATCATCTATAAAATATATGTTAGAAAATTTCGGGGAAGATGATGGATAGACCAAAAATAAAATATAAAGCAAAACATCTGCCAGAACATTTAAAGCATAAGAGAAAAAAGAAGCCGAAAAAAAGGCTGCGTGTTACAAAATCATCAAGAGCCACAAGAGAAAATATCAAAGCATATTGGGTTCCAGAATTAGTAAAAATGGATAAATTTATCGACCGCGCCGATGCTTATGAGTACGATGCCTGTTTTGCTTGCGGAGTTGATTACTCTAAAAAAGAGGGGCAAAATAGTACGGAAAGGGCGCACATTCTTGCAAAATGTTGTGGTGGAAGCAATGAAATTTCAAATTTTCATCTACTCTGTGAGGGTTGCCATAAACAATCAGAGCTTTTATCGGGAGAAGAATATTGGCGGTGGTTTGAAAAGCAAAGTTTGATCCACTCCTCCATGTATTATCTTGGAAAATGTGAAAAATTTGAGCTTCAAAACCTTGTTGAAAAAATATTTCCACAATTAAGCGAGCATTTAAAAGCAACATAAACAAAGAAATGAAAAATAAATTGACTTAGTATACTAAATGATTATTATAACTGTAGCTCGTGGGTTGATCGCCCCTAGCTGACCGCCTACTCGGTTGGGCGAGCAAATTTCTAGTAGGGGAACACATGCCAAAAAAAGAAATTAAAAATACAGATAGAGAGCAAATCTTAGATGATTATTCTTTGTGCTTTTACTGCGGCAACCCCGCTCAATGTATAGACCATAAGATTCCAAAATCAAAAGGCGGCAATAGTGTTGTAGAAAACTATCTTGCATGCTGCCATGAGTGCAATTCCATTAAATCAGTGTTTACTTTTGAGGAGCATAGATTGCGTATGGATATGAAAAGTTGCGGCAGGGTTCCTTTTAGTAAAAGACAAATAGATTATTTAACAATCAAGGGTGTAGGTGTGCCCAAAGATTTCCTTATAAAATTTCATGGTGAAAAATAATGTCTGACGGCTGGATAAAATTACACAGAAAAATAACAGATTGGGAATGGTATGATGATCCTAATACATTTCGCTTGTTTATGCATTTATTGGTCACAGCAAATCATAAGCCAAAGAAATGGCGAGGGGTTGTTATTCCATCAGGAAGTAAGCTGACAGGGCTATATAGCCTTTCTGAACAAATAGGGCTAAGTCCACAACAAATAAGGACTGCTTTAAAAAAATTAAAATCAACAAACGATATAACAATCAAATCAACAAATAAATATTCAATAATATCAATAGTTAAATGGGAAAAACATCAGATACATAAACAAACAAATAACAAACAAGTAACAAACCAACAGCAAACAAATAACAAACAAGTAACAACAAACAAGAATGATAATAATGGTAATAAGGAAAGAAAAGAGTCCTTGGAGATTCCACGTTTTATTGATGGCGATACTTGGTTAGATTTCGTAAAGCATAGGGGCGGCAGCAAATTTACAAAGTTAATGGCTGTTAGAATCGTCAACCAATTAACTGAGTGGCATGGCAAAGGCCATGACGTAAACACAGTATTGAACACAAGTATTATGAACGGCTGGAAGGGTGTCTTTGAGCCGGATAACAAAGGGGGTAATAAAAATGACAACGCAGACGCAGAGCTCGCAAGATTCCTGGCAAAGTGAAGAACTAAAACAATTAGGCATGGCTTTGACATTCGCTTACAAAACTCAGACCACGTACAAAGAAGCGCTTGATCTTGATATAAGGCTGAGCGGGTGGAGATTTGTTTTAGAGGAGGATTATTCTGTAGAGCAAGTCCTGTATGGTCTTAAACAATACATGAAAACCAATAAAAATATGCCTGTGCCGGCAGATATTAATAATATTCTCAATCCTGAGCCACCAAAAATTACCACGGCGCAATATGTATCGGCTCAAAAGTGGCAGGAACGTAATCAGGACTGGTCAGAATTTACCGACGCTGCCGAAACAATAGTTAACTACAATAAACAGGAAAACGAGGCACAAGATAATTTCCAGATCGAATGCACGAAGATAGCTCAGATTGTCAAAAACTCAGTAAAAAGGATAGAGGGATAGGGGATGGATAGTAAGCCAAAGTTTAGAATTGAGGGCAGCAAACAACACCCCAAGGTAATCATTCAGTGTTCTGCTTGCGACAAGGATATTAGGGAGATGAAGAAACACGAGAGCATAAAAATAGACAGGGGCTATTATTGTGAGGATTGTGAAGACGGAGCAATACACATCAACTTACCAAAGGAGGAGGAATGATGGATAGTATATTGGAAATAACCCAACGAGACAGCACAAAAATAAGCTTTAGAGCAATGGATATTGCCAGCATCAGAGAGTATAAAGATTATTGCCTTATTTCAGTAAAGGGTGATGAAGATTTCCATGTGTTTGCTGATTATAAAGAAGTTATGAAATCTTATAAATTAGCAACAGCAGCGCTGCATACAATATCCGCAGGAAGACCAACAACCAAAAACACACAAGATAACAGGAGTGAGTGATGGCAGATAAAGAAATTGAGGTTATATATTTACAGCCTTTGTGTTGTGCGGGTACGGCAGAGGAGGGCCGCTTATGGTGCGAAGATGATATATCAAGCGATTGGTGCAGTTGCGGCAATCCATCCGTAAGGTATGTTTTAGACAAAACACAGCCCCCAAAAAAACAAACAGGAGTGAAATAAATGACCGATGCGATAGAGAATAAATTACCTGATGAGATATTTATATACACAAACGACAAAAACAAATCTGAAATAAGGTCGTTTACATGGACAGAAACAGAATTTAACACACCAAGCACTCGTTACGTTAAGGCCCTAAATACGCCCCAAGCAAGCAATAGTGATGTGGAAGAGGTTGTCAACCAAGTCAGGACAGATTTAATCAGAATGGCCGCTAAATGTGCTACTGGATATGGATTACCAAGTCATTGCATAGAGGATTATCAAAAACGTGTGCCTAAATGGGTATTGCATATATTCGAGGATATAAACGAAAAATCCAGAATACAAGCAACGAGGATAAAGGCTATTAGCAATAAATTGGGAGCTGTTAAACAATATCTAAATCTAACCAACAGCGCGCACAGTGTTGATGTGGAGGGGCTGAAGGAAGCAACGGCTAAATATTTAATCGAACATAATCGCTTAGGGACTATTTGTAATACTGAATTTGTTACCAGATATGCAGGTGATTTAATAGACCACCTGCACAAAAACATGCTTGCTAAAGACCCTAAGCCGTTGGTGGATGCCTTGAGGGAGATATTAAATCAGGCGGGGAAAACTCCCTTGGTGGTTCGAGCAATAGCAAAACAAGCCCTTGCAGAGCACGGAGGCAACAATGAGTAAAGAGCGGTGGAAACAAATAGAGGGCTACGACAATCGGTATTGGGTAAGTGACCTAGGTAGAGTGAAAAACAAAAGGAAGGTAATGGCGATAAAGAAGACCGTTCATGGCTATTACAGAATATGCTTATACAGCGATGGCAAACAAAAGGGACAAATGGTGCATAGACTGGTACTGGGTGCTTTTGTAGGTGCGTGTCCTGATGGTATGGAAACAAGACACCTCAATGGTGTTAATGGCGACAACCATGTGGAAAATCTAGTTTGGGGAACAAGGGCAGAGAACATAAAGGATAAGATGGAACACGGTGCCGTACCTTTAGGGGCCGCCCATTCAAAAGCCAAGCTCACTGACAAGCAAGTGTTAGAGATAAGAGAGAAGTTCAAGGCCAGAGATTATAAGCGAGAGATTGTAGCAGCAGAGTATGGGGTTTCTGAATGGACTATACAAAACATACGAAGCGGCCAGTCATGGAAGCACCTGCTGGAAAAACAATACGAGGAGCAAACTTTAGAAATCGAGGCAATGCATGAGCTTTGAAATCAGAGTTAGCGATCATTGCATAATCAGATATTTAGAGCGCCACCATAAAATTGATATGGATAAATTAAGGTCTGAAATATTGCCTGATCATATTAAAAAAAATATCATAGAGGGAACTGAGGACTATATTCTAGAAGGTATGAAATTTTATATTTCAGGAACTGCCGTAACTACATGCGTTCCGATAAAAAATTTAGAGCCATTAAAGGGCGAGGCCGCTAGAAAAAAACATAAAAAGCATTCGAGCAACAAGAAAAAGAAAAAACAACCCTGGCAGGCGAAAAAGAAACACAGCAAAAAAGCCAAAAGAGGACAATGGCAATAATTTAGTTGCGTGTTATAATTCACACGTAACAACGGAATTAAAATTATGAATAAAAAATGGCCGGCTAACGAAATCATAATGAAAAAAACATCGGAGTTAGTTCCTTATGCAAGGAATAGCCGGACTCATAGTCCTGAGCAAATAAAACAAATAGAAAATGATTTGAGGCGATATGGAGTTACTAATTTTAGATTTTGTATAGAGAATGATTGTTACATCGTTACTGAAAATGGTGAAGTTTTTAGAGTCTGCCTGCGACGACAAACAAGATCGGGAAATTTATATGAACTATACGAAATAAAATTTCTATATGGCAGTATAGATAAATATGGCTATAGAACTTATCGTATGACTGTAAATGGTATTAAAAAACACGTAAAAGGTCACAGGGTTGTTTTAAATGCTTTTATAGGAAAAGAGCCTCACTTAGTTGCCAATCATAAAGATGGTATAAAAACTAACAATAAATTAAATAATCTGGAATGGGCAACGGTTGCTGAAAATAACAAACATGCAATTAAAACAGGATTATGGAGCGCAGAAATGTGTAATGGCAATAACAGTAAAATACCTCATTACTGTTATATTTCTATATATATTGATCATTATATGAATGGGCGCAGGAGGGCAGAAATTGCAGCACAATATGGAGTAGTACGGCAAACTATAGATAATATTATCAATAAAACAAAGGCGAATCTATGTAATTTAAAGGGCGATAAATATGGCTGCTAAAAAAGGAAATAAAAGTGCTAAAGGAAATAAGGGAGGAGGCCGTAAAACAGTCTATCAAAAAGACACGTTTCCTAAAATAGCATTTCAACTTTGTTTGCTTGGATCTACAGACCAAGAAATGGGGAATGCCTTTGGTGTTTCAGAGGTTACAATTAACAATTGGAAGAAAAAACACAAAGAGTTTTCTTTAGCCCTTCAGGAGGCAAAGCTATTTGCAGACGCAAAAGTAGTAGAAAGACTGTTTCAAAGAGCTATGGGCTACGAGCATGACGAGGAAAAGATATTCTGTCATGAGGGTGAGATAATTAGGGCAGACACCATCAAGCATTATCCTCCTGAATTTAGAAGTATGTCTTTCTGGCTCCGTAATCGCCAGCCTGATAAGTTCCGTGAAAAGGTTGACGTAGAACACGCCGGCGAGGTAGAGATAGTGCGTATAATCGACGACATACCGAAAGATGATAAATAGTTTATGTTATGCCCCATATGTAAAGGAAGTGGAAACCTATGGATACGTTTTGTGTACTGGGATTGCCGTTATTGTGGAGGCTCAGGGTGTTTAATTCAATATAACCCTGCAACATGGATTAAGAATAAAATAAACCGCTTGATTTAGTTTAGTATACGTTGTATACCTTCTAAGACTGATTAATTAAAGGCTGAAAAACATGACAGATATACAGGATATTGGTAGAGATTATTTGATAATGCGCTTGCAATGCGCTGAATGTGGACATTTACTAAAAATGTCATATGACCCACCAAAGAAAAAATCAAGTGATTATGCTAAGGGTATGCCGACAGGTGCGTCTATGGTAGGAAAAAATGTAACGGTTTATCCTTGTAACTGCACATTAGTTGCAGAACGTGAGCTTGCGGATTTAAGGCGGTTGCTAACTCCCAAAAAGGAAGCCGCATAATGAAATTAAAACTTGAAAAAACAAACTGGTCTAGTGTTGTCGGTGGTGGTTTCTCTATCACTACAGAAGACGGCAAGCGATACGAGGCAATGATAATAGGCGCCTCTAACGGCATTACTAAGGAAATTGACGCAAACATATGCGTTAGTATTATGAATGCCGTAAATGACAAATGGATAAGCGACAATGATTTTGTGCCTGATAGCGATAGAGTCGTAATGGTCAATAGAGTTTATGGCGGTTTTTGGTGGGGTAAATTTATTAAAGATCAAGGCTGGCATGTAAGATATGGAGACGACTGGAAATACGTTACTGACGTAACAGACTGGCAACCATTACCGGAGCCACCACAATGACCGATAACGCCAAACGCATAGTACAGGCATGGATTTACGTTTGGGAGAATGAGTAGTGTTTGATGATTTCAGGGTATGCGTAAGCGCCCAAATAACAGACGGTCAAGAGCAAATAATTGACGAGGGCTGCAATGTTAAAAGCGTTAAAGACGCAATTGCGACGTTGAGGGACTGGGCTGACGATTTAGAAAAAAAGTATAAGGGCGAGCTATGACCCAAGTAATACAGGATCTCGAGAAGCTTAAAAAACGTCATACTCGCCTGGGTAAAGAATATTATATGCTATGCCAGGAAAACATAACTATTGATAAATGTATCAGGGTTGTTAGGAAAAACTTAAAAAGACAGAGGGTATCAATTGAGCATAATTGAAATATTGCAGCATGCTCGAACGCCATTAAAGAACGGTTTAATTTTAACTGATGCTGGGTGTTGATATGATGCAATATAAAAATACAGCCGAGGGGCAAAAGTGCGGTAAAATGATAAAGACTGTTTGTTTGTTTGGGATTGAGACTCATGCTCAAATTAAAGAAATGGCAGGATTAGAGGGATGTAGTTTTGCTCAAAAAGTTCGGGAGCTTGTAGAGTTGGGAATGATGGAAATGGAGGACAGGGGAGAATGACCGCGCACGAAGCCCTACAAGAATTACGCAGCGTCTGCCCTGAATACAAATGGCCTCGGTTTGATGTTCTTGCTAAGGTGATAACAGACGACCTTGAGGGTGTTGCTCCTCCAGTAAACTATGATACTAGCGATATGGTGACAGAAGGGTTACAGGGACAAGGCAAATTATTATGAGCGACGGTAAAAAGATCAGGAAAACAGGCTTTAAGTTTAAGGCCACCAAAGACGGCAAAAAGCTCAGGAAAAAGCGCATTAAGGCTTTAAAACAATGTCCGGTAGTGGACGGCATTACAAAATGTCCTCCTACAGGATATGGCTCAATATACGATTAAGACTATCTAGCCTTGTGTTGTGGCTGTATTATTTATAAATGGATATAAGCCTCAAAGACTGTATAGCCCCCTCGTTTTATAAAGTTCATAACCTGTTGGGCACCACGTCATTTACTCAATTCTGGTTATCCGGTGGTCGCGGCTCTACCAAATCATCATTTGCAGCTCTACAGATAATCATCGGAATGATGGAAGATCCCGAGGCTAATTGCGTCGCCTTTAGAAAATATGGCAACACGATCAGAAACAGCACACATAGTACATTCTCATGGGCTATAAAGATGCTGGGCGTATCTCATAAGTGGAGGGGTACGGTTGCGCCATTTGAGTTTACTTATCTCCCTACAGGCCAGAAAATCATAGAAAGCGGCCTGGATGATGCAGATAAAATGAAGTCCATAAAAGTTGATCAGGGATATTTTAAATATCTGTGGTTTGAAGAGCTTTTCCAATTTAATGGAATGGAAGAAATAAGAAGCATTCAACAGTCTGTATTGCGGGGTGGTGAGGAGTTTATTGAATTTCTGTCATACAACCCGCCTCGAGATCCTCAGGCGTGGGTTAATGTAGAACGCGATAATCCAAAGCGAGGCCGTTATTGCCACCATTCAATATATTTAGACGTAAATCCTAAATGGCTTGGCAGTAGGTTTGTCGATGATGCTGAGGAAATGAGAGAAACCAATGATGATCTGTACCAGCATGAATATATGGGAATCGCTATTGGTCTTTCTGAGGCTATTATTTTCAATGATGCTTATGTGGTGCAGGATTTTGAACCCGATGATGGTTGGAGCCCTCTTTATGGTGCCGACTGGGGATTTGCCAATGACCCGAATGTTTTGATTAAGTCCTGGATAGGCGAACATGAAATGTATGGAGATAATTGCCTATACATCGAATATGAATGGTTTGGCTATCGAGTGGATAATAAAGATATTCCGGACGGTTATGACACAATACCGGGAAGCAGGGAGTATAGAATACGCGCCGATTGCGCAAGACCTGAAACCATAAGTTATATTGCCGGCAAGGGATATGATATTATAGCAGGCGATAAATGGCAGGGCAGCGTCGAGGATGGCATAACATTTATAAGATCATTCGATAAAGTTATTATACATTCACGTTGTGTCCATATGCAGGAAGAGGCTAGACTATACAGTTATAAAATAGATAGAATAACCAAAGACGTTTTGCCTATTATTATAGATAAATATAATCATGGTTGGGATTCGGTGAGATATTCATTGTCAAAATTAATAAAAGAACGCCTAGCCGGTTTTACAAAAAAACAGCAACGTGATAATAATAGAAGAGAAAAAACCACAATCGCTCCATCAATGAATGAAAAATGCTGGTAATTAAATGAACTACTATCTCAGCGGCATATTAAATATAGTTAAGAGAAGATTCAGAGAGAAGGATTTTCCCATAGTCGCTAAAGGTACAAGCGGCACTGAAATATTTAGCGGCATGTTTGATGAGGAGTATCTTTCAGGGCTTTTAACACCTGAGTGCCGAGTCGACGCATTTGATGAAATGCGTAGAGCTGACCCACAAGTAGCAATGCTGCTATCTGTAGTCAAAGACCCGATTAAATCCGCTACATGGGGCATTCGTGCGGTTGATGATAGCGATGAAGAAAAAGAAATAGCTGAATTTGTTGAGCATGTATTGTTCAAGGATATGGGCTATTCAGATGGTTCAAAAGTAAAAACATTTTCAGAATTTATAATCGAGGCGCTTACTTTTGTAGAGTTTGGCTACTCGGTTTTTGAGGTCGTACATAAGCTTGTAGAAAACCATCCTGTATTTGGTACATATCACGGTATTGCCGATATTGCTTTCCGGCATCAAAGGTCAATTCTTGAATGGCATTTGAATATAAACGGCAGCATTAGAGAGGTCAGACAGTTTGTCGGTTCAGGCGATCTAGATGCTGATGTGATGATTGATGGTGACAATCTCTTGGTGTTTTCCATCAACAAAGAGGGCGATAATTACGAGGGCATATCTATGTTGCGTCCTTGTTTTGGTTCGTTCTTCAGGAAGAATGTTTATCGTAAGCTGCAGGCAATAGGCATTGAGAGAGCCGCAAAGGGCGTGCCTATTGGCGTTATTCCTGCCGATATGCTGAAGCGCAATGACTATGATGCACAGCGCACAGCCTTTCAGGAGGTTCTTGATAAGCTTGAGTCTCATGAAACTAACAGCATTATTCTGGGCGCTGGCTTTGAAATAGATCAGTTAAAAATTGAGCACGACGCTGACAAGATTCAGCGGGTTATCAATTCTGAAAATGTTGAAATGACCAAAGCCTTTCTCGCAAACTTCATGGAGTTAGGATTAGAATCAAATAGCGGTTCGTTTGCGCTGGGCTCTGATTTATCTGATATATTCCTTTCCGGATTAACGTGTAAGGCAAAAATAATTGAGGAACGTGTTGATCTATGTGTAATCAGAAAGATTGTACAGGCTAAATTCGGCAATCGTCAGGCATATCCTAAGCTTAAAGCAACAGGTATTAATGACAAAGCAGGCCAGGAACTTGCGGGGATTCT